GCAGCTCGCCCGGCCATATGACCAGGTTGACGATGGGAGTTTGGATCGTGACGTTCGGCATTACTCACCTTCCTCTTCGGTGCATCGGACCGGGTTCGGACGGTCGAAATACGGCCATGCGGTCCCGTCTAGGGCGTACACGACGTAGACATTCACCACGGCCGCGAGCGAGGTCGTAGGCCACGCAGAACCATTCCACACGCTGCCGACGGGCCCAATGGTGCTCGCCGGGGTCGTGATGTCCATGCCGTCCACGACGGTCGCCGTGTTGAAATACTCCCGCAGATTCAGGACCTCGAGGTAGTCGAAGCTCGAGCAGTTCGGCGCGGCAATTCCGCCGCCGGCAAGCGATGGCGGGTAGAACGCCTCGACCCGGTATTTCCATCGGTTTGCCGTGATGAGCGTGGCCTGCGACAGACTGCACAGCCCGAGCTTGGCGACGTTGCCGCCGACCACCAGCTGCCGGGCCCTGGCGAGCCCCTGCTGCGACGCCGATACCGTCCTCGAGGCGTCGGCCATGCCCTGCATGACGTGCCGATTCGCGCCCGCGTAGAGCCCCTTCGTGAAGATGGGCACTTGGTAGGCCATCAGGGAATCGCGGTCGGTACGGGTGCGGTCAGTTCCGCCAGCTGCGCGGCGGTGACGAGCGAGCTGAACGCTGCCGTCGAGGTGTACTTCTGGTACCAGAAGATCTCGTCGGCCTGGAGCACTTGGAAGGAGCCGTAAGTCGCGCCAGGCACCAGCACCGGCTGCCCGGTTGGGTTCGGTGCCGGGATCTGCTCGAGGTGGTACCACTCGTCGTGCAGGAAGGTATGGGTGATGCGGTAGTAGTTGTCGATCGGCGCAGCTTGGAAGCCGCGGTACAGGAGCGAGCCCTGCGGGTAGCCGATGAACGTGGCGTTGTTCCGCTTGCCGACGGTGCTGCTGTACGTCGAGTAGGCGGGCTCGGCCGACGGCGTCCCGCTCGGGAGGGTGCGATCCCACCACACTTCGACCGAGACAAGGGTCTGCGGGACCTCGTATTCGCGAGGGTTGCCGTTCAGATCGACCGCCGTGCCGGCGATGTCTGTAAAGCCCGACGGTGTTCCGTTCGTTGGCAGCGTCGCGCCCGATCGGTAGAGCGCAGCCTGGCGAATGCTCGTCGAGCGGGTCACGATGCAGAATTGGCCGGCCCCGTCCTGCAATGGGCCGCGGGTCGAATAGCGAATGGTCACACGCCAGGCATACGGCCGCTCGAGGAGCGGCACGACGGTCACCTCGCGGCTGACCAGCGTCTTGTGGTAGCCGTCATTTTCATGGATGAATGAATTCGGCCGCTGCCTCGGCTTGGACACAGCCGCCAGCATGGCGACATGCCCGGGAAACGGGTCGAGAGCGCTCGAAGGCGTCCAGGTGACCGTATAGACGGCCGTTAGGGAGCACTCGTTCGGGAACGCATCCAGCTGGTAGCTGCGGCTTTCCTTGAACTCATCGACGCTAAAGGTGCCCATTAGTTGTCCCTCGCCATCTTCTCAATGCCGCGGGCCGTCTTCTCGGCATAGGACATGCCCCTGGCCGATCCCATGCCGCCGGCGAGCCCCTGCCCGCTCAGGAAGTCCGATCCGAGCGGGTTGAAGAACCGTGCGATCGGATTAGCCACAGGGTTCGCAATCGGCCCGCCTCCCAGGACTCGGCCCGGATACTCGCGCAGCCGGTCGAACATCTCGGTGAAGAAGCTTTTGAAGTCCTCGGCTGCGGCCTGCGAGCCGGCCGGCGCAGCCATAAGCCGCTGCGTTTCCGACGAGATCGCCCGCTGTTTGACCTGTTCGATGGCCTGCATTTCCGACGCCATGACCGGGCCGAGCGCCATGCTTTGGCGCATCTTCGCCAGCTCGGTCTGCATTTGCGCGGCCCGAGCCTGCGGCGAGAACCGGGACGCGATTTCCTGTATTTCGAGGTTGCGTCGGTCGATCTGCTCGAGGACGTTCCGCATCATGGCGAGCGCCGAGGAAACCCCTTGGATTCCGGTCGCGATGGCCGTGGCTGCGGTCGCCTTGTTGATCTTGCCGAGCTGGCGATTGACGTCGTTGACGCCGCGCACGACGCCCGACGGGTCCACCTCGGCCCGGATAACGGCTTTCATCTCCTTAGCCATTGAGCGACCTCCCGAGCTCCTGGATGCCGCTTCGGACCCATGGGAGCAGTTCGTGGGCAGGCTTGCGCGTCATGGTGCAGGCGATGCAGGAAAGCAGCCACTCGCAACGCTCGAGCGTGGTGAACTCAGTCGCGGCGATGTTGCCCGGCATCGTCATTCGGGTGGCCTCGTCTCCGTTGCGCCAGCGCCGCCGTTCGGCGGCTGAGTAGGGCGCTTCTTCGTGACCTCCGAGAGCAGCCAGTCGGACAGTTCCGCCCGCAGCCGGCCCAGGTCGGTAGCGTCAGCCACGAACGCCGATCCGTCTTCGCATTGAAGGTTTGAAGCGAACCACCACCGATCCGCGCTTGCCCGTAGGTAGTCCTCCATGGTGGCCTCGCGGACGAGCACGACGCCGAGCTCGGGGTGCTCGACGCGCCGCGTCTTGGCAAAGAGATGGGTTAGGTCCCGCGGCATCAGGCTTCGTCCATGGACAGGGACCAAATGCCAGGGCCCGTTCCATCATCGGTGCGCGACGCACTCGTAATGTGACCCGTGATCGTGTAGCTGACCAACCCCTGATCTTGGTAGATCAACACGACGCTTCGGTTGACAGCATCTGCCAGGCTGGTCGGGTAGATGTGCGTCCGGAGGCTGTTGTCGGTCGAGCCGTCTTGGGCGAGCATCTCAAACGTCGCCGTCCTGCGAATGCGGCCTGGTGCCCGCTTCTCTCGGAAGTCTGTAATGGTTGTGACGTCGAGCGATGCGCGCTCAAACGACACGGACACGTTCCGCACCGGAAACGTTGTCGCGCCACCGCCGTTGAAATTGAGCGTTCCTGTTCCGCCGAATCCAATGATCGTTGCCATGGTTTAGCCTTCCCTCACTTGCATCGTGAGCGAGATGGTGATGGTTCTTTCGGCGTCCTGCTGCCCATCGTCGGGCGACTCGGCACCGGTTGCAAAGCTGATCGTTTCGACGCCGATGCGGCATGAGCTCGACGGCGTGGTCGGCGTGAAATTGGGGTTCGCGCTGAAGTACGCGCCGATGAAATCGGCGATAGTTGCGATCTCGAGCAGATTGTCGCCAATCACCGTGATGGTGGCCTCGACTGCCCAATGCCCCGAGAACGTGCCTGGATGGTGCTGCACGGGCGTACAGGTGCAGTCGTACACGGCGACAGGCGTCGGCGTTCCGGCCACTCGCATGGACGCATTGAGCGGCGGGACAGGAGCCGCCGATGCGCAAGCGGCGCTGGCGTAGTCCACGAACGACGTGAGCGCGTCGTAGTAGCTCATGCCAGCGCCTTTCGTGCTTCGACAATGATCTGCTCGGCAACGGCCTCGAACATGGCCTGCGCGGAACGGCGAGCCCACCGAAGCGAGCGGTACGAGCCGCGGACGCGCTTCCCGCTCGCCTTGTGTCTGAATCCGCCCTCGAGCAGATGCCAAATCTTCTGCCGATGGCGGGCCCGCTTGGCCGCGTAATCGACGCCGATCTCGAACATGAGTCGCGCACCGGGCCCCGCGCCCATGCGCCTCGGACCGTCGAGCTTGACGGCCGAGGCGATGGCGCGACGGTGGATGCCGGTTCCGTCGTAGTTGGCCGTGCGCCACACGGTCGCGAGGGTCTTGACGTATGGCTTCGTCGCCGTCCGGATGGCCCGCCGGCGCACGTTCTCGGCGACGCGGGCGGGCAGGCGCTCGAGCAGCCTGGCGGCCTCGACCTTGTTGACCGTGACCTTCACCTTGGTGCCGAGGCGGGCCCCGGCGGATGGGCCGCGAATCATGGCACCACCTCGGTGGCTTCGATCTCGAGGCGGCGCTGGCGGCCGTCGCGGTCCCAACAGCCTCGAAGGTTGAAATAGCGCGTCGTGCCGCGGTCCACCCACTTCAGCCGGCTGCGGGTCGTGACGTCAGGATGCCAGGCGGCGAGGATGCGCCAGTCGGTGCGGATGGCAGGCCCGCCGTCATCGACCACGTCGTTCGTCTGCATCTGCTCGGCGTGGCAGGAAATGACGGCGATGTCCGTCCAAGTCTCCGCTGCCTGGCCGAGAGAATCCGTCGTGACGCTGCGATTCTGCACCGTCATGGCGTAGCGCAGCATTCCGGACGGGACGTGGGCCATTAGCCAATTCCCTTCCCCATCATGGCCGAGATGCGGTCCCAGTAGTCACTCGACAGCGTCACCGTATCGTCGCCGCGGCTTGCGACGTGGTGCGTCACACGCTGGAGCAGCGCCATTTCGAGCAGCGGGTTGAGCGTGTTGCTGCCGCAGCTCACGGTCAGGACCAGCGGGTAGGACAGGTCGTCCTCGTCTAGGCTCGCGTACTGGAGCCCGTTGATCGTCACGAGCGTCAGCGTGATCGTGACCGAGTTGTCATCCACGCACGTCACGGCCGTGACCGGCTGCCGGGTGAGAAGTACCAGCTTCTCGGTGTTCGTCGGTTCGACGCCGACGTACTGCGTCCGGGTGACCGGATCGACCACCCATCCGGTGCGCTCTTCGAGCTCGCGAACGGCCGCCAGCCAAGCAATTTCGATGGCCGGATCATCCTCGGTATGAGGAATCCGCGCCCAGCTTCGGAACTTGGCAAGGTCGAGAGGCATCGTGCTCCTTCAAGCAGGGGCGTCGGGGGTGCAGCCCGACGCCCCTGCCGATGGGAGGAGAAGAACCGTCAGGCGTTGGTGACCTGGAGCTGCACGAGCGACTTCACGCGGGTGAAGGCCGAGTTCGCGAACGCCATGCCCTGGAAGATGACGCGCGCCGAGCTGGCCGCGGTGATCTCGTCGCGGATCATGCCGATGCCGCCCCACTCGCGCACGGAGAATCCGTCGCGGATGTTGCCGAGGACCGCGATCACGTTCTTGCCGGTGGTTGCCGTCGCGACGTGCGCCGGGAGGTACTCGGTGACGTAGACCGGGAGGCCCATGAGCGTGAACGGAGCCGCGCCGACGAGCGCCGCGTCAGCCGACGGAACGAAGATCGGCACACCGTTGACCACGATGCCCGCGATGGCCGCGTAGACGTCCTGCGGGAGAATCCACGCCGCCGAGCCCCAGTACGCAGCCGGGAGCTTCGAGTAGCGCATTTCGGACAGCTTCGCGACCGTTGCACCGTCCTTGATGGCCAGGGCGCGGGTCGTGCCCGTCGAGGTCGCCGTCGTGATATGCACGTTGGCGTTGACGGTGAAGATGCCCGTCGGCGCGTTCGTGCCCGAGCCGCCGACGTAGCCCCATTCGAGGTTCTTCGAGAGCTGGCGCTGGAGCGTGTCCATCACCTCGGCCTCGATGTCGAAATTGGCCTGCCGGATCAGCTGCTGGCTCACCTGCGTGAACGGGATGCACGGAACGGGCGCGATCGGCACCTCGGTAAAACCGGGGTCGATCGAGGTCCGCGCCGTGCTGGCCGTGTCAGGCTGCGTCCAGGCCGAGGTATAGCCAGCCGTCTCGAGGTTGTTGTAGCGCAGCGTCGGGTAGCCCTGGACGCCGGTGCGGATGTCCGCGAGGTTGCGGACCACCGTGTTTGCGTCGAGGTACTTCAGGATGCCGTCCTCGTACAGCTTCGGGATCAAGATGCTGCTCGAAGCGGTCGAGATGATTTCGC